GCGGCTCGGCGACGGTCGCTGTCGGGTCGATCTGGCGGTCGCCGGGCGCCGGGCGGTCGGAACGGTTGTCGCGGCCTCGGGCCTGAGCGTGACGGTTTCGGGCCTCGGCGCGCTGCCGGTCGCGCATCTGGCGCGCGGGCAGGCTCGGGCGACCTCGGGCGCCGGGGTCGGGCTCGACGCGCTGGAAGTCCGGGCGGCGTCCCGATCCGGCGGTCAAACCGTCTTGAACCTCTGGCGGCGCCCGGCGGTCGCGCCGGCGGTCGGCGATCTGGTCGAGGTCACGGTCGGTTGCGACAAGGCGTTCGCGACCTGTCGGGATCGGTTCGGCAATGCCGACAATTTTCGCGGCTGTCCGCATATGCCGGGCAATACCGCCGTGACCGAATACGCCCGCCGGGGCGATCCGGGTCAGGACGGGGGGTCGCGCTTTGGCTGACCTTGCTGCGCCTGACGCGGTTGTCGCGGCGGCCCGCGCGTGGGTCGGGACGCCCTATGTCCTGGGCGCGGCCCTGAGGGGTGCCGGCTGCGATTGCGTCGGGCTGATCCGGGGCGTCCTGGCCGATCTGACCGGCGGGCCGGTCGTGCCGGTTCCGGGCTGGCGCCCCGATTGGGCGAGCGCATCGGGCCGCCCGCTCTTTTCGGCGGCGGCGCTGCATCTGGCGCCGGCGCCCCATGATCCGCGCCCCGGCGACGTGATCGCCTTTCGGGTCGGCGGGCGCGAGGCGCATGTCGGGATCATGTCGCACGGTGGCGGCGTGATCCATGCTGCCGAGGGGCTGGGCGTGGTCGAGGTTCCGCTCGGCGGCTATGCCGACCGGATCGCCTTTCGGGTCGCCTTTCCTGCCGCCTGAGGGCTTGCGCTCTTATCCGTTTTCCGCATATGTCTTGCCTGAGATATGGCAAGGGGGCCGCGATGACGGGTCAAGAGTTCAAGGCGGGCCGCGAGGCGTTGGGGTTGACACAAGCGCAGCTCGCAAAGCTGTTGCAATACGGCTCGCAATCTCGGGTTGCGGAAATCGAGGGGCGGGACAAGGCGCCCGGCCCTGCCGGCGTCGCGCTGGCCGCGTTTCTTGCCGGATACCGCCCGCCCGATTGGCCGATCTGACGGCTTTCGATCCTTCGATCTTTTCGCCCGGTTCGCATCACGCGCGCCGGGCTTTTTCGTTTATGGGGGTTTGCAATGGCGACAATCGCTCTTGCCGCTGTCGGTCAGGCTATCGGCGCGCAAATCGGCGGCTCTTTCCTCGGGATCGGCGCGGCGGTTCTCGGTCAGGCCGCCGGCGCAATCGCCGGGCAGATGATCGACGCGCGCCTCAAGTCGGGCGGAACGCAAAGGGTCGAGGGGCCGCGCGTCGAATCGCTGGACGTGATGACCTCGCAAGAGGGGGCCGGCATCCCGGCCCTTGAGGGCCGATCCGCGATTGCGGGGCAAGTCATCTGGGCAACGCGCCTTGAGGAAGTCGTGACAACCTCGACCGAGCAAGTCGGCGGCAAGGGTGGCGGTCCTTCCGTTGAATCGACCGAATATGCCTATTTCGCAAACTTTGCCGTCGCGATCTGCGAGGGGCCGGTTCGCGCGTGGGGCCGGGTCTGGGCCGATGACAAGCTGATCGACCTGTCAAAGCACAACGTGCGCTTTTATCGGGGCGGCGAGCTGCAAGTCGCCGATCCGCTGATCGTGGCGAAAGAGGGCTCGGCGCCGGCATATCGCGGCCTTGCTTATCTGGTTTTCGAGCGGTTCCCGCTGGCCGATTTCGGCAACCGCCTGCCGCAAGTCAAGGTCGAGGCGTGGGGGCGGTCGGGCGAGCTTGAAACCCTGATCCGGGGCGTCGATCTTATTCCCGGCTCGACGGAATGGGGTTACATGCCCGAGCCGGTTCGCAAGGTCACGCTGTCGGATGGCGGCGAGGTCACGGGCGAGTTTGCCGAAAACTGTCACCGATATTCGGACAAGTCCGACCTTTCGATTTCGCTCGACAACCTGTCGGGCGTGCTGCCCGAGGCTGACACGGTTGCGCTTGTGGTCGCGTGGTTCGGGACCGATCTGCGCGCCGGGCAATGCCGGATCGAGCCGAGGGTCGAGGACAAGACAAAGCAAACCGAGCCCTATTCGTGGCGCGTCGCCGGGCTAACGCGGGCGACCGCGACCGCCGTCTCGCGCGTGGGCGACAAGCCGGCTTTCGGGTCATCGCCCGATGACCGATCCGTGATCCGGGCAATTCAGGAATTGCGCCGGCGCGGAAAGCGCGTGGTGATGTATCCGTTTATGATGATGGACGTCGCCGGCGGCACGCTGCCCGATCCGGGCGGGGTCGGCACGCAAGGCGCTTATCCGTGGCGGGGCCGGATCAGGGCGACCGCCGGGCAGAATGTCGCCGCCGAGGTCGCGGCCTTTCTCGGCGCGGCGACGCCGGGGCAATTCAGCGATGCCGGCGAGGTCATCAATTACGCCGGCCCGTCGAGCGATTGGGGGTTCCGGCGCTTCATCTATCACCTTGCCGCGCTGGCCCGAGCTGCCGGCGGCGTCGATGCGTTCCTGATCGGGTCCGAAATGGTCGGCATGACGCAATCGACGGCGGGCGGCGGGGTTTATCCGTTCGTCTCGGGGCTCAAGGAAATCGCGGCGGGCGTGCGGTCGATGCTGCCGGCGGCGCAGATTTCATACGCTGCCGATTGGTCCGAATATCATTCGCACCGGCCCGGCGGCCCTGAGGTCTTTTTCAACCTCGATCCGCTGTGGTCCGATCCGAATGTCGATTTCGTCGGCATCGACAATTATTTTCCGCTGGCCGATTGGCGCGACGGTTCGGATCATCTGGATTACAACGCCGAGGCGGGTCACGTCTCGCCGTATGATCTGGATTATTTGAAATCCAACGTCGAGGGCGGCGAGTATTTCGACTGGTTCTATGCCAGCGACGCCGACCGCCGGGCGCAAATCCGAACGCCGATCACCGATGGCTTGGGCGAGCGGTGGATTTGGCAGCAAAAGGCGGTCAGGGCATGGCACGCGGCGACGCATCGCAATCGCCCAGGGGGCAACCGCAGCGCGACGCCGACGGCATGGGTTCCGGGGTCCAAGCCGGTTTGGTTTACCGAGATTGGATGCCCGAGCGTGGACAAGGGCGCCAATCAACCGAACCTCTTTCCGTCGCTGGTGTCATCTGAGGGCGCGTTTCCCTATTTCTCGACCGCGACGCGCGACGATTTCGCGCCCCGGCAATATCTGCGCGCGGCGCTGGAATGGTGGCGGGACAACGGCGCGGGCGTGGTGGCGCCTGCCGACGTGCTGGTCTGGGCATGGGACGCGCGGCCTTGGCCCGAGTTCCCGACGCAAAGCTCGATCTGGGCCGATGGTCCCGATTGGACGCTCGGGCATTGGTTGAACGGTCGGGCCGGCAACGCCCCGGCGGCTGAGGCTATCGCCCGGCGGCTGACGCAATATCACGGGCTGACGCCGGGCGAGTTCGACGTTCGGGCGGCCTATGGGCAGGCTGACGGATACGCGGTCACGGGCGCGATGCCCTTTCGGGGCTATTTCTCGCCTTTCGAGGTCGGGTTGCAAATCGACGTTGCCGAGGATGGCGGCAAGCTGACCTTTCGGTCGCGGCGGGCGCTGGTGCCGGCGGGCAATCTGACCGAGGCCGATTTCATCGACGCGGGCGGGGCGCCCTACACGGCGACGCGATCCGCAATCGAGGACGTCGCCCGCGAGGCGCTGGTCGGGTTCTTCGGCGGCGACGTCGATTATCGCCGGATCGCGGCTCGGGCATCGCTCGACGCCGGCGCCGAGGATGGGGTCGCCGAGGCCGATTTGCCGCTTGTGCTGGACGTCGAGCGCGGCCTTGTCGCCGCCGAGGCGATCATTCGGCAAGCGACCGATGGGCGCGAGTCGATCAGTTTCGCCCTGCCGCCGTCGCGGCAAGAGGTTCGACCGGGCCGCCTGATCGGCGTTCGGGTCGATGGCGGCGAGGCGCGGCCCTTCATCGTGCAAAAGGTCACGCGGGGCGAAACGCTCAAGGTCGAGGCGCGATCCTTTGCCGAGGGTGCGCTTGCGCCGAACGCCGCCCCGCGTCGAGCTGGCCCGGCGCCGCTGACCTTTGGCGCCCGGTCGGTCGAGGTCGTGTTTCTCGATCTGCCGATCTTGCCGGGGGTCGAGGCGCCGGATCATGCCGGTTTCGCGGCGGCCTTCGCCTATCCCTGGCCGGGCGGCGCCGACGTGCTGCGATCCGCCGACCCCGAGACGGGTTTCGGGCTCAAGCTGCGGCTTGGGGCATCGGCGCGGGTCGGGGCGACCTTGGCGGCATTGCCGGGCGACCGGGCGGGGGTGGTGACGGGCGGGACGCTCGACGTCGAGGTCTATCAAGGAACCTTGATTTCGCGCCCGATCCTCGACGTTTGCAGCGGGGCGAACGCGCTCGCGGTGCAGCACGCCGGCGGGTGGGAAATCCTGCAATTCGTCAATGCCGAGCTGATCGGGTCGCGGCGGTGGCGGCTGTCGGGCCTGATCCGAGGGCAGCGCGGGACCGAGGGCGTCGCCGCCGGCGACCTGCCGGCAGGGGCGCGGGTGGTCATCCTCGACCGGGCTGTCGCCCCGCTCGACATGCTGCCCGAGGACGTGGGCCGGGCCTTTTGGTATCGCACCGGCCCGACCGGCGCCGATCCGGCGACTTATGCCGGGCGGTCGCATACGTTCCGGGGCGTCGGTCGCCGGCCCTTCGCGCCCTGTCATCTGCGGGCGGTTCCGCAGGCTGACGGCGTGCGGCTGTCGTGGATCAGGCGAACGCGGATCGAGGGCGACGCTTGGCCGGATGGCGCGGGCGACGTTCCGGTCGGCGAGGCTGCGGTTCTGTTCCGGGTCGAAATCGGGCCGGTCGCTGGTGCGGCTGTCCGGGTGGTCGAGGTCGCCTCGCCCCGGTTGGACTATACCGCCGCCATGCGGGCCGCTGATGGCCTGTCGGGCGCGATCCGGGTTCGGGTGGCGCAGGTTTCCGACAATTACGGGCCGGGGCCGTTCGCGGCCTTGACGGTCCCGGCGTGATGCCGGGGCTGCTTTCTTTTCATGGGGTGACGGATGGAAACGCAAGCGTTCAAGCTGCCGCAAATCGTGCCGGATCAGGCGCAAAAGCACTTGCCGGTTAACTGGTCGCTCGACCTGATCGACGTCGCCCTCGGGCGCGTGGTCCTATCGGCGACAACCTCGACCGCGCCCAGCTCGCCGGCGCAGGGCGCGGCCTATATCGTTCCGACCGGGGCGGCTTTCGGGGCTGTCGCCGCCGGCGCCGTGGCGGTCTGGAACGCGGGCGCGTGGCATGGGTTCAATATGCCGATTGGGTCGCGGGTCGCCGTTCTGGATGAAAGCGGCGACCGCATCCGAACGGCGGTCGGGTGGATGCCGGGCCTCGCGCGCGGGCGCTTCACTGGCGCGGCCCTTGGTATCGAGGTTCGCGACGCGATCTTGACGCTTTCGGGCGCCTCGGTCACGGCGGCGAACCTTATCCCGGCGCGGGCGATTGTTCTCGGCGTCACGTCTTGGACAATCCAAGCCGTGACCGGGGCGCCGTCCTATCGGGTCGGGATGCAAGGCGACGCCGATCTTGCCAAGTTCGGCGGCGGCCTCGGGGTGGCGGTCGGTTCTTCCAACGTGGGCGTTGTGGGGCCGTTCGCGACCTATGCGCCGGCGGGCGTCATCGTCGGGGCGACGAGCGGGTCATTTACCGGCGGGCGCGTCGGCGTCGCGGTGTCGCTGCTGATGCCCGGCGCGGCGCCGATCTGAGGGGGCGGTCATGGCAACACGCGCCGAAATCGTCGCGGCGATCCGCGCCCGGATTGCGACCGTCATCACCGGGCCGGGCGCCGACCGTTCCGAAATGGTCGAGGGCGCGACCCTCGACCGCCTGCCGGCCTTTGCCGTGCGGGGTCAACTGGTTTCATCCGAGCCCGCGTCGATGGGCTCGCGTGAGCTGCGGATGGTGGATCGCATAGAGGTCGCGCTCATGTGCCGGCAGGGCTCGACCCTCGGCAATGCGG